CAGTTGTGCTAGCACTTGCCAACGACTACCTTAGCGGTAAAGGCGTGAATGAAATAGCTGAAGAGTATGGAATCAGCGAGGATCGCGTGACCGCAGTTATTGAAAAGAAGGAGGTCAAAAACTATATTGATTCAGTATTCGCAACTCAAGGTTATCTTAACCGCATTAAGCGAATCAATCTAATCAATTCAGTGATTGACCAAAAGATTCAAGAAGCGGTCGAGACTGGCATTTACTCTAAGAAAGACCTCTTAGACTGGATGAAGCATCTACAAGAGGTAGAGACCAGCTTGAAGCCGAAGGCGGCACAAGGCCCGCAGGTTGCTGTACAGATCAACAACTATGACAAGCTGATGAAGGACCTCATGGATTGATACTTATAGCAGGAGACTCGTTTTCAGACGGTGATCCGACACACGAAACTTGCACAAACCCCACAATAGATCGATTCTCTTGGGTAGAACAACTCTCCAAAACGCATCAGATACGCTGTGTAGCACTAGCAGGCGCATCAAATTGGGATATTTTACAGCAGATAGCACACTGGACCGGTCCAATTATCGCAAACGTGTCTTCGCTTAAAAGAACTAGCATCCAGTTTGAACGTAGTTCAAATCCTAGGCCACCCGTCCTAATTTCTCGTTCAACCCTTGTACAGAGAAATAGAGAGATAGCTCGTCACATAGCTCGTCGTTCATCATATTGTTGGACTCCTTTTCCAGGATATGAGACAGTTGCTGAGATTGACAAAATCTACATACCACAATACTCAGAACTGTTTGGGGTGACCAAAGGTTTAACAGCTCATCATCTAACTCGTGCAGGTAATGAATGGATGATCGAGCATATGCTAGGTGTAATTAAGGAGATACAATGAGTTGGATTGAAGAGTTCGTCGAACTTCTACGTTATCATGAAACAAACCGCACACCATGGGTGGAGAGAGAAAAAAATATCGCCGCGCTTCGCGCACGGCATAAACAAGAGTTGGACCGCACCGCCGAGCCGTATTATGTGTCTCTTCCATAATTTGAATTGACTTAAGGATAAACTACGTGTAGTCTGTATGAAGTGGATCATAAAAAATTTCGTAAGCGCTTCGCGCTATATAGGAGAAATGGATGACACTTCCGGGCCCACTACAACAGTTTTTAGAAAAATTTTCGCAAGCTTGGACAGCTTGCATGGTATGTATGGTTCAGGGAGATTTAACAGTTTTAACGATAGAGCACGCTATCACTGCATCAAAGACAGGCACTTGTGCAGGACTTGCTGTAGCTCTATGCTATGCGTGGAACATTAGATCTCCTCATTGGTTGATTTGGTATACAGGACTGTTTACTGCAGTAGCTGATTTTTTAATTCACCCAACACACTTTGGACCTGAAATGATGGAGGCAGTAGTCACTGGATGTGGCGCAGCTGCTCTTGCCTGGGCATACTGGTATTGGAGTACACATGTCAAAACAACCAAGAGATGATGGTAATGAGGCAATCCCCGTTCTAGGTCTTCGCACACGCGGAGGCCAGAACGTTGCATTTAACACCTCAACAGCTACAACTTCTCAACAAATCTCGGACTCTGTTCGTGTAGTAACACTCTACTCAACAGAGGATGCGTATATTGAGACTCACGGAAGTGTAACTGTAACCCCTAACGCAGCTAATGCTCACTTTTTACCTTCAAGCATACCTTATGACATATCACTTGGATTTGAGAATGACGCTATAAACAATGATAAGTTTGTAACAGTGCTAGGCATTTCCGCATCAGGCACTCTGTACATCTCTGAAAGAGAATAATGTTAGGTCTCAGTCTTAGATTAGCAGTCTCTAGTGTAGTTCGCCGCATATCCCAATTAGGGGTTGTTGCAGAAGACTTATTGCTAACCCAAGCTGAAGATAATATAATACTTCAAAATGGCAACTTTTTAGTTAGAGTAAAACCGCCAGCTAGCTTAATATTAACGCAAACTGGTGATTTTCTAGTAACTCAAGCAGATGAATTTATAGAAACGAGTTCTTCGTAATGGCAAACGTTAAAATTACCGCACTCTCCCATCTTGGATCAGCTGATGTATCTGTAGATGACGTGCTCATCATTGATGACGTTGCTGTACCTGAGTCTAAGAAGATTACAGTTGCCAACCTTCGCGCAGCTGTAGATACGATTGCTACCTCTAATATTAACACTGTACAAGATAATGTAACAGCTAACTTTAATCAGTTAGACGCAAACATTTCAGTAGTACAAGATAACGTTACCGCTAACTTCAATCAGCTTGATGCTAATATTAATGTTGTGCAAGATAACGTAGCAGCTAACTTTACACAGCTTGACGCTAATATATCTGTCGTACAAGATAATGTAGCAGCAGCTGAAGCTAATGTTGGTCTTGTTCGTTCTAACCTAGATTCTTTCGCCTCAACCTCTAATTCAAACGCAGCTGCACTTGCGGCAGGCATCGCAGGAACCTCTGTAGATCTTACAGTAGCTGCTGACTCTGGTACTAATGATGTAGTTGTTGTAGGAACAGACACATTTACTTTTGCTGGCGGCACAGGTCTTACTTCCACAGTTTCTGATAATCAAATCCAATTTGACCTTGATGCAACAGCGGTGACAGCTGGTGTGTATGGTGGTAAAATTGGTACAGTTTCAAATGTTCCAGTATTAACTATTGACGCTCAAGGACGCATAACAGCAGCTTCTAATTCAGAGGTTGCTGTTGATCTTTCAACTCTTGAGGGTAATGTAAATACTGTTTCTTCAAATGTGTCAGCACTCGATGTACAGGTTAATGCAAATCTTGATGCTGTACAAGACAATGTTACTGCAAACTTTAACCAACTTGATGCCAATATCAACGTTGTACAGGATAATGTTACAGCTAATTTTAACCAACTTGATGCTAATATTAGCGTTGTACAAGATAATGTTACTTCTAACTTCAATCAACTTGACGCAAATATTAATGTCGTTCAGGACAATGTTACTGCAAACTTCAACCAACTTGACGCTAACATAAACGTTGTACAGGATCATGTTGCTGCGATTATTGACGGTACTACAGCATTTACAGGCGATGTAACTTTTGAAGATACCACAGATGATTCAGCTGCTGGACCAGAATTTAACTTATTCCGTAACTCAGCCACACCTGCTAATGGTGACTATCTTGGCCAGGTAAAGTTTCAAGGTAAGAGTGATGGAGGAACAACTCGTCTCTATAGTAAAATCACAGGTAAAATATCAAGTGTTACTAACGGTAGCGAAACTGGCCTAATTGAAGTATCTGTAAGAGATAGTGGCTCAAATAAAATAACAACAAGATTTAAGGGTGATGAGATTCAGACTTTAAATAGTGTTGGATTAAATATTGACGGCACTTCAACATTTGCTGATCAAGTCACTATGAGTGATGATTTGATTGTCTCAGGTAATTTGACAATTAATGGCGATCAAACTGTTATCAATACCACTAACATGGAAGTGGATGATACCCTTATCATGTTAGCAAACGGTACTACAGGTGCTCCTGTTAACGATATTGGAATTCTATTCAATCGTGGTAATCAAGGTAATGCGGCGTTTTTCTATGATGAGTCGGCACAAACATTCAAGGTTAGTGATACTTTAGATCCTTCTTCAAATACTTCACTATCCCCTGTTACATCCGCCAATCTTGATGTAGGCATCTTAACCGCTGCAACTATAAAGTTTGATGGAGCAGATTTAAACACTGCTATCACTGACAACGTAGCATTACTTGATACACAAGCAAATGCAAGTGCCACCTTCATACAGCTTAATTCTAATATTAACGTTGTACAAGATAACGTAGCTGCAAACTTTACCCAATTAGACGCTAATATTAACGTTGTAAGTTCTAACTCGGCAGCAGTTGAAGCACGTCGTGTGGCTAATATTGCTGGTGCTGTATCTACAATTACTACGGGAGATCTGACTGCCTCTCGTGCTTTGGTGTCTGATGGGTCTGGAAAAATAGCTGTTTCTTCTATAACGTCTACTGAACTTGGCTTTCTAGACGGATTAGATCAAAATCTTAATGCTAACCTGGCAGCACTTGCCGCAGGTATTGTCGGGGCAGCTGCACCTGGGTTTCCAACAGGTGATTATGGACTGTTAGACGCTGCTAATTCAGCTACAGATGCTTTTGGTGAAACTACAGCAGATCTTGACACATTTGATATGAAAACTGCTCCTGTCGGTGAATTAGCTACTGAAGATTTGGGTGCTTTAAGTTAAAAGTTTGGTGGGCAGCTAAAATTTTGTTATACTCATTATAAAATGAGATTGAAAGGTAGATCATGACAACAAAAGTATCACAATACATGGGCGGCCTAGGCATTGATACTAGAGATGTGCTTGGTGCTGACGCAAACGGTACTGTTACTGTTGGTGACGGCTTTTCTACAGGTAATTTATTTGTTGGCGGTGAGACAGAATTAGGTAATTTTACCGCAAACGGTGCAGCTATATTTGGTAGCATAGAAGGCACTAATATAAGAAATAGGTTTGTATATTCTGCGTATAATAACCAAATGTATCAACAAATTGGTGACGGTACTGCAGGATCTGGCGGTACGTTTAACTATGGTAGATATTTAGAATCACAGCCTGAACATATTGCTATGTCAATAAATACTATTACTTTGTCTAGCAGTTTTACAGGCAACGTTGACATAGGAACAAATGCTACAAATACTTTGGTAGTAACAGGTAACGCTGATATTTCAGATAACTTGTTTGTCGGAAAAACAGTTGCCGTAGGAGGAAATACTAATCCAGCTGCGACAGATGTATTAGTCGCAGAAGGTAATATTAGAATTACATCAGGATCTATTATATTTGCTGATGGCTCTACTCAAGCTTCTGGTTCTGGAACAGCTGAGTTTCCCACGGGAGATTATGGTCTTTTAGACTCAGCAAATGCTGCTACAGATGCTTTTGGACAAACCACTGCTGGATTAACAACTTTTGATATGCTAACAAGCCCTGTAGGATCTCTGGATACAGAAGACCTTGGAGCTTTAAGCTAAATAATAGGAGATGAGATATGCCAACTCAATTACAATTTAGACGAGGAACAACGTCTCAAAATAATTCGTTCACGGGAGCTGTCGGTGAAATGACCATCGATACAGATACCGATGCTATTATTCTACATGATGGATCAGCTGCTGGAGGTATTGAGATTGTGCCGTCAGGCACTATAGTTGCCTTTGGTAATGGGACAGCACCTTCAGGATGGTTAGTATGTAATGACCAGGAAATAAGTCGTTCCACATATGCTAGACTTTTTGCTTCAATTGGGACAAGCTTTGGGGTAGGAGACGGCTCCGCTAACTTCAACGTACCTGATCTTAGAGATCGCGTCCCTCTCGGTACTGGTACTAACATGGATACTTTGGGCGCAGCTACCACAGGCATAGCAGCTTCAGCTGTGATGGCTTCAGCTTCTAAGACAGGAGTAACAACCGCAACTAACACTACAGGTTCAACTTCTGCTAGTTTAAGTGTTGGCAACGGAACATTTGCAACATCAGCGAAAGACTCCTCGCAGTCAAGCGCTGTTACATCTGTTAATGCTACAGGCCATACTCACTCAATCCCTGCATTATCAGTTGATGCTTTTACTGTCAATACAACGCTTCCTTCACAAGTGGTACAGTGGATTATTAAAACTTAAGGAGTTATAATGGCTGAAAATATTAGAGAATTAGACCAAATACAGGGCGATATTGAGACGCTTCATGAGCGTTCTCAAACTAATCGTGCTAATATCTCAGCACATGAAGCTGTTTGTGAGGAACGCTATTCACAGATTATACTAACTATGCAGGAAATGAAAGAAGAGTTAAAAACAGTTCATACCAAACTAAATGAAGTCCAAGAGTTGGCATCTCAAGGCAGAACTTCTTTAAAAACTCTTCTTTGGGTAGGTGGTGTAGTGGCGGGTATCGCCGCATTTTTAGCAACAATAATTAGTATTATTCCTAAATGAGTGATAAATTTTTTCGTCTTAATGTAGACAAGCTTCTGACTAAATTACCTGTCCCTGTTACGTTCAATGAATCTCAACAAGCTATGATTCAAGGACTCAACGAGAACAGGTTTTTTGTGCACATAGCTGCTCGTCGTACTGGTAAATCTTACGCCGCTGCAATTTTAGCCTTTGCTAAATTGTTAGAGCCAGGTCAACAAGTGATGGTTGTCGCCCCTAATTTTTCTCTTTCTTCTATTATATGGGATTATGTAACAGACTTAATAAAACAACTTGAGATTGAAGTTGACAGATTTAATCAAAAAGATAAAGTAGTTAGACTAATCAATGGTTCTGTTTTTAGACTTTTATCTGCAAACAATAGAGATTCTTTAGTTGGTCGTGCAGCAAATCTTCTAATTGTTGACGAAGCAGCCATTATTCCTAATGATGAGTATTTTACTCGTGATTTACGTCCTGCTCTTTCTACCTTTAAAGACTCTCGCTGTTTATGGATTTCTACTCCTCGTGGCAAGGGTAACTACCTTTATAACTATTATTTGCGAGGACAAGATCAAGAATATCCTGAATGGGGAGCTGATCTATTTACTTGGCGCTCAAATCCTTTATTATCTGAAAAAGATATTAAAGAGGCGCGTAAAGCTGTATCCAAGGCTTTATTTGCTCAAGAGTATGAATGTGAGTGGACTACTACTGAGTCACAAATTTTTGAAGCTTTAGACGAAGATAAACACATTGGAGAGTATGTAGGAGAACGGTTTTCAGAAGTGATTGGTGGTCTTGATGTAGGATATCGTGATGAAAACGTCTTTGTTGTAATCGGGTTTGACGGTCAATCATATTACATAATAGATGAATACGTATCTAAAGAATCAACTACTTCAGAGCTTGCCTCAGTGATTCAAGAAAAAATTGACGAATGGTCTATTGATACTATTTATATAGACTCTGCTGCACAGCAAGTGAAAGCCGACTTTGCTTATGATTATGACATCTATTGTGAGAACGCAGTCAAATCTGTGAATGACGGAATTAGTTATATTCAAGTATTGATAGAACAGGATAATTTATATTTTGACACACTTGGTGCTTCTCATACTTTTTCTGCTATGAGTTCTTATCGTTGGAACCCTAAAACTGAGACCCCTAAACCAATACATGATTGGACTTCCCACCCTTGTGACGCAGTTAGATATGCTATTTACACACATTCAAAAATGAGCAATATTTCAATTTATGCATGATATTCGTATAATTGTTCTTAATTATAAAAGACCTAAAAATGTTCATACTATTATAAATGCTTATAGAGATTATTTTCCTATTACAGTTATAAATAATAATCCTAGTGAACCTTTTCCTTACGTAGAGCAACCTTTAGATGTAAAAAAAAAAAAAAAAAATTATTATTGCATGGAACGTTGGTTGAGATGTTTTGATTAC